AGCCGCCGATCGATCTCATCGATGATGGCCCGTCTCGCCTCGTCGATTTGGCCCATCCGTCGTTCCAGCGTATCAACACGCTCATGGAACGAATGCAGATCATGCGCTTTTAATTCCTTGAGGGCTTCCAAACGTGTGTCGAGATAGACTCGCAAGGAATTCACCGTCCAGGTTGCGTCGATTGTAGCACTGGTATCGTTCAGCGCCGGATTGGGCTCGATCATTTCGATTCAGCCTAAACGTTATCGTCTGGCATGACGATCCCCCGGCGCTTGGTGCGGCTAACCGCGCTCTTGTGTAACGCCCGCGCGCCGGGCGTGCCGGAGGCCATGAGGGCGTTCCAGCCCTGGGTGGTGGGATTGACCGGGAAGACGCCGATATAGCCGCCCAGCAGCAACTCAAACGGTTTACGGATCAGATTACAATGATCAAACTGGGTCGAATTCGGTGTACGGAACCCCTCGAACCATGCAGGATAGACGAAATCAGACACCAGGATGCCGTTAATCTCATAGCCGAACGAGTCGTCTTCGCAGGCATCAGCCACTTCGGTGGCGTAAAGTGTACCGGTGGTGTCAGTGAGTTGATTAAACACAGTATTATTACAGTAGGGATCGACTAATAATTCCATGAGTTCGTGCGACACGGTAACCGTCCAAGACAAACCGTAATGAATATCGTCCTTGGCGAACACCCGGCCGAGTGGTGTGCCGGTGGCGGTGATATCGTGGTAACCGAGGGCGCCTGCTTGATCGCTGGTGTCCATGATCGCGATCACCCAGGCATCGGAGGCGGGGACGGCATTCGTCGGCACTGCAACAAGGCTGGCGGCGATTTTCCAGACCGGCGTAAAGTCGCGATCGAGTTGAATTTGCAGCACCGCGACCAGGGCCGCGATTTGTGCATCGGTTACCATGGTGCTGTGATTGATAAACGCCACGGTCGGCCCAGTGATCCGGGTCTTGGTCGAAAGTGTGTTGACTGGGAGTGCGGCCACGATGGCAGCGGGTGCGGTCACCACTGGTGCACTGACAGTTGGTGACGTTATTACCTGGGCAAAAGGGTTCACTGGCGCGCCGGTCGGCAGGCCGGTAAGACAGTCCACGAATTTGTCGAACATCGATTTTAAGGATGACATGAAAGCCCCTGACATTGGTGTCCGGTATTTAGGCCGACCAAAATCACCGGGCTGAGTTCATCGCCGCCTCTAAATACTTTGATGAGCAGCCATTTTCTCTATGTTATCGCACCCAAGGCCGGGATTGCGCCGTGCAAGATCGGCATCAGCAAGGACCCGGATCGCCGCGTCAAGCAACTCCAGACCGGATTTCCTGAGCGGCTGATGGTGCATTACCGCGAGCCGGTCCCGCCAGACCGCGCCCGTTTTTATGAGCGCCAGCTTCTGCGTGAGATGAATCACCTGCGAACCCATGGGGAATGGCTGGACCTTTCGGTGGAGACCGCGATCCAGATCATGCAATGGGTGCTGATCCATTATGCCGATGCTCCGGTTCCAGTGTGATGGACCGAAAGGTAATGATGGTTTAGACTTGCTGGTTGAGGAGGCCAACCAGTATGTTCTGGACGCTAACCTGGAGTTGCTTTATGCCTCTTGTATTAGGTGCTGCCGTGCGAATCTACGCGGATGACGATAGTTTCGATGAAGGGGCGGTATGCCAAATTTCTGACTGTTACATCGACGTCGAATTTTATGATTGGCAGCAACGCTGGCCGACCGGCGCGTTGCGGCAGCTTCTCACATGGCCCGATCAGCGCCAAGTGTTGTGCCCATCTACCGATGGCGAGGTGATCCGGACTTTTTTGAGTCATCGGCGGATCGGATAGAGTGCTTTACGATAAGTGCGGCAGAAAGCCCCGAGGTCTTTAGCCTCGGGGATGAATGCCGCTTATTGAAACATATTGCACTCAAATAATAACTCGTGCTAATCTTGGAATTCGCGGCACGGGAGGATTATGAACACACAGTGATCGCGATTGGTGCCATTCGAAATCGAACGCCGCGTTAAGCGGCAATCAACTCCACGATAAGCGAAACAGGCATGCGTCAGAATTATCGAAAAATTCGATCATCAGCCCGGCGAATACGAAGTCACGGGTTTGGATCGCTTCGAGGCTGTAGCGTCCGAACACCTGATAGCCGAATTGGTTGTTGCCGTCTTCGTGCAACCAATTGCGGATCGCCAAAATTGGCAGCGTGGAATGTAACGGCAGAAATACGTCCAGTGGTGATTCATGCCGGATGAAGCCATGAACATTGAAATCCAAGGCGGCGCGCGGCTCAACGAGGCCGCGATGCGCCAGCCGCCAGTTGATCGGTACATCATGCGTCAACATGACCGGGCGCTTTTGTTAGAAGGCGAGCAACAACGCTCGGGTATCGTGGTCTGAGTGCACCAGCAGATTATCCCCGAGCATAGCGGCGTGCCAGTTTTCACCAAGAATGCGAGCGATGCGATTGGTTTTTGCAATGCTGCGGAGGGTCATTTGCAGCGGTCCGCCATGTTCAGCCAGCAGTTTGCGCCCACGGCCAAAGCCGAGAATTTGTAAAACAAGTTTCTCTCCATTGCCTTCGATCAGCAGGATATCGCCATCAACCTCGGCACGCCGTAAGCCGGTGGTGCCCAGAAATTCCATAATATCCCGCTGCTGTCCGGTCTGTTTTAACTGTTTCAGCATCTTGGTCAAGCGATCTTCTGAAAACGGCACCAGACTTTTGAACTTACGAACCCGCATGGCCCATTCATCGATACTTGCCAATGCAATCATTTCATGCAGCATCGCAGCAACATTCTCGGCGAGGCGATCATTGTTCATAAATTCGACGAAGACCATGAAATACCCGTGCTGATCGGGCGCGGGTGACACCTCAGTGCCGAGCAACGGCAGGGCGGATTTCTGCACGAAACGATTGAGATCATTCGCGGCATTTTCATCCTGCACGTAAAACCCGATGACAATGGCCTGCGATTTGTCGATCCGGGATTCATATTCGTCCACCGAAATCATTGGCAGTACCAAATCAGCCAGATCACCCTCGCGTAGCCCCTCTCTGAGAGGGGCTTTTGTCTTCGTCATCGTCATCGCGTTCTCCTGAGGGTTATTTAGGAACGGACATGACAATTTAGCGGGGTGGGGGCTTGGCGTTGGGGTCCTCTGGGGGCGCCCCCGGTGCCGCTGGTGGCATATCCTCGGGCGACGGTTCATCCGGGTTTTGTTCATCGCTCTTATACTGCGATTCGTTGTCCAGACCAGAGTCCTTAGCAGTGGTCACATCATCTGGGTTGACCTCGTCGGCGTAGATTTTCAGATCGTTCTCCTGATCCTGATCCAGCAGGCGACGCGGTATCGAGATGGTGATGAGCCAATCAGATTGTTTTGCAGTTTCGCCGCCCTTCCCGTCTTGCCGTTTCTCGCGATTATACTCGACCTCGACCCCGTGCTTTAACAGGCGAAGAGCGGCACGCGGATCGGGCATTTTGTTATACGGATACCGCAGCGAAAAGGTGGTCCAGTAACGCCGCACCACCGGCCCATCGACCACCTCGCCGGTGAGCCAGTTGGCGAACGAATACACATCCAACCCGTCGAGAACGTTTTCCATGGAAATGAGTATGTCGAGCAAATGATCCGAATCGGCAATTAGTTCAAGGTCAATCATAATCATATTTAGTCATTTGCGTGTCAGGCTGCTGGAAGTAACGGCATCAGGCTCGCGGTTGGCACAAAAAACGCCGGAGGGCGTCCGCCATAACTCTCTAGCCAGCCGGGCATTTTCGCATCGCGCCCCTCAATATAACCATGGACCACGAGAACAGGTGGATCGAGATCGAAATTCGCGGTGACATGGACAAAAAACTCATTGTCTTTGTCATTGGGGCGCACCAAGAGGTCATATGCGACCTTGGATCGGGTGCGGACCTGGACGCAATCCAAGATGTCGGGCGCTTTAAATGTGTTTACCGATCCGCTCCAGGGTACCCCTAGGATATGGGCGACCGCCGCTTCGCCCAGTGCGCCGAGAAAATGAATCCGAAACCCATTGCCACGGAACCCATGTTTATCCGGCCGGTGGGCCAGCACAGCCTCGTCCTGTCGCCGATGGGCGATGTGACGGACCAGTTCCAATTCCGCATGTTCGATCACCCCTCGAACCGCGCCATCGGGTGTTGTGAAATCAATCGCCGTGGCGTGATCGAGCGGGCTTAAATTGTCTGTCATTGGACACCTAACATTGAATACACCGACGATTTAGCCGACCAAACGGGAGGCTAAATCGTTTAATGGACAACCTTGAAAATGAGCTTATCCCGCCGCAAGAGCGATCCTTGGCGCGGGACCATGTAATGCTGAATATCGCCCATGAGATCGCCCGATTGGGCACTTGTAAGCGGCGACAAGTTGGTGCGGTTGCGGTCGATCGCTATCACCGGGTCATGGCGATCGCCCATAACGGGCTGCCGAAGGATTACCCGCACTGTGCCGACTTCGCTTGTGGAGGCGCCTTCTACCCGAGCGGCACCCATCTAGAAGCTTGCGAAGCGATCCACGCAGAAGCCAATCTGCTGACGTTTGTGGCCGATATCATGCGAATTGACACGGTCTACCTGACCCATTCCCCGTGCCGTACCTGTATCAAGTCGCTGGCCAACACCAGTTGTCGGCGGCTAGTGTTTGCGGCCGAGTATCCGCATCCCGAGGCGCAGGAATATTGGTTGCGGATACCCGGCCGCTCGTGGGAACTGTTTAGCCGTCAATCACCTCAAAGATAATCGCCTCGGCAGCCTCGTCGGACAGGGGTTCGACGTGCGGGGGACGCTCGCCAGGACGGGGCTGGTCCTGCAACACCCGCGCCACGTCGGCCACGGTCACCACACGGCCGGACAGCCATGGTCCCGATAAGACCGCCTTCTGCGGGAATAAGCGATGCTGGATGGCTCTGATATCGTCGGTCAGAGCCATCGCGCGCGGGATGATCTGGTGCAGGTCCCATTCACTGAGCACCGGCAGATTGGCCTTGATCTGTTCGATCGCCCGTTTGGTTTGTAGATAACGCTTATGCGACAGAGCGGCCTGCTCGTACGCGATCAGGTGCAGATATTCCGTGCCATCGTCAGGTTTGGAGGACAAGTGCGACAAGTGCTCCAGCCCGATCCATCGACGATCCATCGCCACCAGCTTGAAATAGGGCTGGTCAGGCCGAAAGCCAGCACTGTTGATCGCATCCATAAAGCGGCCACCAAAAGTGGTGGGTGCAATATCCCCCACATGAACGTTGCGATTACGCGTCATGACGATCGTATCGCCGCGTCCTTCATAGCTGGTTGACTTTAGATAAATCATATTGTTTTCAATCTTCACGCGAAGATTTTTGCCATCGCGCTGAAAGAAATTGCGCATTGCTGAATCACTGATATTGAGGCGCGCGATCGGATCGCTGGATTTCATTGCAAGGTACCTCCGACCATGATTTATACCAGGACGAAGGCGGCTGTCAACGTTCAGCAGGCACTCCACGACAGCCGTTCCACGGGACAAAACATCACAAATCAGATAGTCGTAGACGCGCTTGGAAGAGGGGCGTTCACAGCTATGACATTACCACGCGTATTGTGTAAACCAGTTGGATGCGACGGTTGAGGGATTTTTGTACCGGATGAAAAATGACATGGCTGAGCAGGAAGCCCGTGCTGAGCGAGCTATTCGGATCGAGTGTACTGAGGCCGAGTTCATCAAAAATATAGGTGCCGTTTGCGAGACTGGCGTCATCGAAGGCGGCTTGTCCACTCGGTTCATTGTAGTCGAGCAGACAGGACACCACGACATCTGAATAAGTCAGATTTGCGGTGTGATTGACCTGGATGTTGTCATCGTTCGGGTCGGTTACGGCCGGTGAATTGTCGTCGATGTATTTCTGATAGGTCTGGTTGTATAATGTGGCAGTGAGACCAGTGACATTGGGTGGCAGATAGGCAATGGCGCCGATACTGCTGGTTGAGGAGGCGCCATTGCCGAACACGATCTGCACAAGATGGCCGGTTGGCGTGGTACGATCCCCCAGCGCCAAGGCCAAAGCATAGCTCATCGCCTCGGGATTGATCGCATTGGCTTTGTCCACAAGCACTTCGCCGGTGTCCGGATCGGAAATCATCACGTGACCGGTGAGGTGTAAGCTGATGGTATCAGGTGCTTGCATCGCGATCCTCCTGCGGCATTGGCGGCGGAAGGTTGTCCCGCCGCCGCAGCAGAATCTCGTTCGTATCGGGATCGCGAATGCAGATGTGGCCGATCATAATAATCGTGCCGGTATCCAAGGTCGGTTCCAAAGCAGTGCCCTTAAACTGAATCGATATTATTTATGGCACCGCGTAAACGCCGTCCTTTAGCCGTGTTACCGATGGCCCGGCAGCACCAGACTGCTGGTCATTTGGACATAGTTGGTGGTGACGTTGGCGCCGGTTTTGACCGGGCGAATGCTGAGGCTGCCGAGGGCAAAGGTTAGCGCGGCTTCCGGTTCGATCGATCCCATGACGGGGAAAAACGACAACCCGACTTGGCCGTTTTCGACCGGCTGGATCAAGACGGCAATTGGTTTGGCGAGGGTCACGGTTTCGCCGCTTAGGGCGTGCATTCGTCCGACCACTTCCTCGCCGCTCGCCAGCTTGATGGTGACGACATCGCCGACACTCGGCGCGGTATTTTTCTCAATCAGCATGTTCAAATCCTTCTTAGTTGTTTTGTGCTTAGACCAAAATGGCCGCTTCGCCGCCTTGCAGCGCCACCCCATGGCCCCACAGCGTCTTGACGTGGTTGGCCATCGCCGCAGCGTTGTCGAGATTGCGCCCGCGATAGGGCGTGTAAGTGAGGGTCAGAATGCGAGTTTCAGGATCGACGGTGCTGACCTCGATCTGGGGCACCGTGTTGTGGCGTTCGTACTGATCGGCCAGACTGTCACGCACTTTCTGATAACCCGCATCGTCGTGGATCGCGGCGACCTTATATTCCGGTTTGCCGTTATCATCGTGGATTTGGAACAGTTTCAGGGCGCGTATCACTTCCGGTGACAGAAATTGCCGGATCATGCTCTCATCCCGGTAGTTGGCCCAGATGTCGCGAATGACCGCCATCTCATCCTGGACCCCGGCGATCTCGGGAAACCACCGACGATCCTCATCGGTTGGTTCGTGACAGATACGCTCCACGTCCTTCATGATCGCAAAGCCCAGGGCGTAAGGATTGATGCCGGTATAGCGGTGATCATTGAAGTTCGGTTGCATCACGACATTGGTATGGGATTGCAGGAATTCCAGCATCGCGCCATCGGTCATATGACCGAGTTCATGCAACCGGGTCATGATCCGGTAGTGCACATAAGTGGCGCACCCTTCGTTCCCGCACTTGGTTGCGCCTTGAGGGTAGAAGTATTGCGCGATTTTACGCACGATGCGGATGGTCTCACGCTGCCATTCCTTCAAATCCGGGGCGAACTTCTCGCAGAACCAGAGGATGTTTTCCTCGGGCTGGGCAGGAAATTTCTTCACCTTAGCTTCCGGGTCTTTCTTCGCCTTGATCAACGAATCAAATAGTTCACTGATATGAGCCACGTCATAGTCGTTTTTCTCGGCCTGTCGTTTGCGTTCATTCACCAAGGAAAGTTTGCGCGGCTTGCGATACGGATTGACCCCATAATTCATCAACGCGTGACAAGAATTAAGAAATGTTTCAACGACCTCACGACCTTCGCGAGCCTCGCACTGGTTGATATAGTCGCGCGCGAAGATCAGATAGTCCAAGATCGACGAGGCGTCGGTCCATTCCTTGAACAGGTAATTGTTACGAAAGAAGTGGGAATGGCCTTGGCAATTTCCCGTGACAGAGATTTTGTTATTGCGGCGCATGACAAACATGCCGCTTGGGACGGTGAAGCAGTAGGCTAGGCCGTCTGGACTGGGAATGCGCGCGAATGGCTGCGGTGGTAAGCGTCCATCTTTGCTGATTCCAATGAGTGGTCGTTCAGACTTGGTTACATTTACACAGCGAGTACCGGCTGATATATGGCCGTGACATCCAGTTGCAGCCCACACGTACTGGACAAACTCCACATCCTGTTTGAATTCTGAAGTAAAATTGAAATTTGGACTGGCGACCGAACCGTCCCAGTAGCAAACCTCCTCACCAATCAGTTTTAGTTGACGATATGAGGCGGTATACCACTCAGCAGTAAACCGCTTATCGATCATCGGATAACGGAAGAGTACAGAATGTCTTCCCTCATAGGTCGGTTTGCTAGTGTAAGCGATGCCGAGTTTATCCAAAAGCATTTTTAAGCGCGCGATCTTTCGTTCTTTCTTCAGATGGAATCTCATGATGTAGTCGGGTTTGGCGTCGAAGTGCGTCTTATCGACATTTGGATTGATCATTGAACCGTCTGCTTTGATCGCGATATGCAGGCAGATTTCGTCATCACTCAATGGTAATTCGTTTTCGATATCGATATGAAATCCGGTGATGAATCGATTGCACATGCCGCGTGTTTTATTCCGGTGTTGTTGGTATAATTCGGCACCCGTGGTCGTACGGAGCTTGTTATAATGATCCACCAGGATCACCGTGTGGTCCTCGGTGATTGCCTGATCGATTTTTTCACTCTCAATATGGATGAAGTCAGTCTGCGGACGCTTGATGTAAGCTTCTGGCTCAACAAAATTCACGCGCCCATCTTCGTGATACTGGGCGACCTTACCTGCCTGATAGGCATCGATTCTTTGCCAGCCGGTTGGCGAAAGATATTCAGTATCACCGGAAACACAGGCGTGACTCAGCACAAGGCTTTGCATAGTCTGCGTGTTTTCCTCCATCAGATAAGCGATGCAGGGGTCGGAGTTGATCACGATCTCATAGGCCAAGCCCTGATAACCATGCTTGTACAATTCCCAGTCACGCGAGAAGTGTTTACCGAACGACCAATGCCGGTAGAAAATCGGCATCCCATTTCCAGCATAGGCGTCAACCATCTGTTCGGCGGTGATGATCTCGATCTGGGCGGGGTACGGCGTCAGGCCGAGTTCCTGGGTGCCGATCCGTTCGATTTCTTTGTACACCCGATTGATGATTTCAAACGACCATTCCGAAGCCGTCCAGAGATATTCGGCCATGTTACAGTCCTATACGTTGACGCTTTGTTTTTGAAACAGCGAGCGAAAGACTTCAATGACATTGTCCGGTGAAGACAACCGTCGGGCCGCGACCTTCGGCGTGAGGGCGGCAATTTCAGCGAACATCTTCCAGACTTCCGAGTCACGCTGCACCAACCCGTTCGGATAACCGCTGCTATCGCGACCGACCTCGACATAGGTCACATATTGGAACCACGGCAGCATGGCGGACAATTTCTCCCGCGCTTCGGTATTGTCGCTGGACGAATTATCGCCATCCGAGCACTGCGCCATATACAGGTTCCAACTATTCACATCATAGCGTGAGATGATAATCTTGCGGGCTTCTTCGTATGCTACGGACACGACGGTGCCACCGGTATCGGTCGCGTGAAAGAATGTATCTTGGTCAACCTCGGCCGCAACATGGGTGTGCCGGATGAAGACGATATCCACATGCTTGTATTGACGGGTGAGGAACAACCAGAGCAACAGATAGAACCGTTTGGACAATTCCTTCATAAACTCGGTCACCGACCCTGACACATCCATGATCGCGATCATCACTGCCTGGGTGATCGGCGTCGGCCGCTTCTCAAAGTTCACATAGCGCAGATCGGATTTCTCTAAAAAGCTGATCGCGTCAGCGCTGTGTTGCAAGGCGGCGATTTCTATATTGATTTCGCGCTTGCGGTCTTCGTCGTCGGTTTCTTGCAATTCGCCGATGAGTTCTTCGATCAGCGCGAGTTTGGGGAATTTCAACGCGATGCGCCGACCGAGGCCCTGGATCATGGTGCGTTCCAGCGCGAGGTTGCTGGTCGAGCCAACCGTGGTGAAGCCAGCCCGGTGGCGAGTGAACGAGATGGTCTGCTTATTGGAGCGCTTGATCATGTCTGGCAGGCAGAGGTCTTCGAGGATGGCATCGACGTATTCCTGGTAGCTGATGCTGAACCGGAAGTCGTCATTCCCCTCGCCGTCCCGCGCGCCGTCTGAGCCACTGCCGCCGCCAGCGGGTGGCCGGGGGATGTTATCCCCGACCACGTAGTCTTGGTTACCCGGCAGCACGTAGTCCCACATACCTTTGCCTTTGGCGTAGTGGAATTGGGGTTCCTCGATCCCGTCTTTGGAGACGGTCACCTCGGTATCGGACTTGTCCTGGATGTTGCGGCCATTGAGTTGTTTCCGCGCCGCTGTGCGGATCGATCCTCTCACGCGCTCGACGAAGCGTTGCCGGTTTGTCAGACTTTTCCCACTGGGGTTCAGGCGTCGATCAATAATGCCGAATGTCATGACAGGTGTCCTTAAAAATTACCCAGACTTCTGCACTCGCATATAATACTCAACGACACGCCGAACTTGTCGGGGCGTGTAACCTTTCTGGCTCATGCGATCAACAAAGTCATTGTGTTTATCTTGATCGTCTTTGTTCGACTTAGTACCGAAACTGACGATCGGCAGCAGTTCAGCCACGTTCGAGAACATCTTCTTCTCGATCACCTTGCGCAGTTTTTCGTAGGACGTCCACTTGATGATTTTGCCGTTGGCCCGCTGGCGCAACACAAACTTGACGCATTCCTGCCGAAAATCCTTCGGATTGGCGATGCCAGCCGGTTTTTCGGTCTTCTCCAACTCGCCGTTCAGATATTCGCGGTTGAACATTGTGCCAGTGTCGGCGTCCTTATAATCGATATCGTCCATCCAGTGGTCTGCATAGACTATATACCGATCGAACAAGGTTTGCCCGAATTCGTCATAGGCTTCCAGGTAGGCCATCTGGATTTCGTTGCCGATGAACTCGACGTAGCGCGGCGCCAATTCCGATTTGATATAGTCGAGATACATTTTCTCGGCGTCGTTGGGGAACTGTTCGCGGATCAACGCCCGTTCCAACATGAACAAGAGATGCACCGGATCGGCCGACACTTCGTCGGTGTCGTGGTTGAACGTCGCGGATAAGACCTTGAACGCGAACCGGGTTGACGTGCCGGTCATCCCCTCATCAACGCCCGCCGCTTCGCGGTATTCCATCACCGGCTTGGCGCGCGGATCGGTCTCCTTGATGTTTTGCCCGTCATAGACACACAGTTTCGCCCACTGGGTGGAATTCTCATGCTTCGCCAGCCGCGTAAGGACCGAGAATTCGGCCAGCATCTGCAAGGTCGCCGGGGCACACGGGGCATTCTTCAAGTCAGACGACTGAAGCATCTTCTCATAGATCAGGCGCTCATCGGTGGCGCGCAGGCAATACGGCACCTTGATCACACAAATCCGATCGATGAAGGCTTCATTATTAGAGTTTGCCTTAAAGTTCTGCCATTCGCTCTGATTCGAATGCGCCACGACGATACCGTTGAACGGGATGGCGGAAATGGCTTCAGTTCCCATATAATTGCCTTCCTGCGTCGCCGTCAGCAACGGATGTAGCATTTTTATCGGAGCTTTAAACATTTCAACGAACTCAAGCATGCCTTGGTTGCCCCGGCACAGACCACCTGAAAACGAATAGGAATCAGGATCATCCTGTGAGAACTTTTCCAGCTTGCGGATGTCAGTCTTGCCGACCAGGGACGAAATATCCTGATTGTTCTCGTCGCCCGGCTCGGTCTTGACGATGCCGATCTGTTCGAGCTTCGACGGCATCACCCGCGCCACCCGGAACTTGGTGATATCGCCACCCGCCTGCTTGAACCGTTTGATCGCCCATGGACTGAGAATCATATTCAAGTAACGCTTGTCGATGCCATAATCGGCCATCAGTGCATGATACCTGGGCGCATTGAACAGACCGAGCGGCGTTTCCAGCACGGGCGACATTCCATCACCTGCACACAATACGTAGATCGGAAACTTGGTCATCAACTCGCCGACGCGGATCGCCAGACTCGAATTATGACTAACAATGCCGTTCGCGACGTAATTATGCGTTCCGGCAACTTCAATATCATACATCGGCTCATCACAGTCGAGGTCAACGATATCGTCTATCTTGTCCCAGTAAATATCACCTTCGGCAAGTTCTCGCAACGATTCAGCGTTTTTGAAGAACTCAATGGCATATCGGACAAAGCCCCTGCGGGACCCGATGTTATTGTCGAGTTGAGTGCGCAAGTTTTCCTTGAGTCTGGACGTACCGTCTTTTTTTGATGCTAGTAGAGTGTTTGTGGCCTCG